AGCAGATGGCACTGTTTCTGAAAAAGGTTCTTGTATGTCATTAACAACCAAGAATCATTTACTTGCAAAACAAATACAATTTTTATTATTGGGGTTTGGAATTTTATCTAAAGTCGCAAAATCATTCAATAAGACATATAAAAGACATTATTATGTGGTAAGATTAAATCGAGAAGCAACCGATAAATATTATAATGAAATAGGATTTGTTTCAACAAATAAAAAATGTGCATTAGAGAATATCACAAAAAAATTTCATAGTAATAGATTTAAGGATGAGGACTATAATATAAAAATTGTGGAAATTGAATATGATGTTAAAGATGTTTATGATGTTGAAGTTAATAAGATACACATGTATAATGGGAATGGAATAATTAATCATAACTCAAACCTTAAACAAGTTGAATGTTGGACAAGGAAACTTCCTATTGTTTGTAGTGATATTCCACCATATAATGTTCATGGTAGACACATGGAAAATTGTGTATTGATTCGTTCGGAGAAAAATGCACATAAATATTGGAAGAGATATTTGAAACAGTTGATATTAGACCCTGATTTAAGACAGCGTTTAGGTAACCAATTATATGAGGATTTTAAAGAAGAATATAATCTTGAATACGTGACAAAAAAACGTGCAGCATTCTATAAATCAGTGGTTTTGAAGGGATTGGAAGTGGTTTAAAAATGAAGAAATTCTTTCTAAATATCATCCTTTGGGTTTATATTAAACTACATACAATAGGAATTGCTATTGGTATTGCGTTGTTCAATACTGAAATCGAAATACTCAAAGCAGACCCTAATAATTTGGATGAGAGAAACAATCACACGCAGAGAATGCGTAACCGTAATCAATTGTTGGAGAAGTTCTATGCTGGTAAAACTGATGAAAAATACGTTCAGGACTATTACGAGGTACTGAAGAAAGCCGATAAGTTTATCAGGACAGCGACACCACATCAGATGGCTGTTGCTGCTGATAAACATGGGACAAGTTATGGCATGAAAGACCGTTATGGAAGACGATATGAACATTATGGGTTCTTCGATGATAAACATAAACATACTGGAAAAACTCTTGGTGAGGTGATTGCAATGGAATTCGAGGAAAGACGTACAAAGGATGATGATTTGGAAATCATGTATATTTTCAACAACAAACCAATTGAAGTTGGTCTGGCTAAAGTTATGGATGTTGTTGAAAGAAAAGAAAATGCTCTGGATGAATATGAAGTCCTTGATATAGAGAAGAAATCAAAACAGTTTCAGTTTCCAATTAATGTTGTGCGTGAGAACAATAACACCATTAATAAAATTGAGGAACTCAGTGAATTCTTACATATAAAAAAGATTGGTTTTGAATTCAGACAATTGGAATTTTTCATACCATTGAAATTCAAAACAACAGAATTTGAAGACGATTCCGATATATTTAAGGAAATCATTGATATTCAACAGGCATTTATTCGTGATGAATACGGTGAATTAATTGGATTTGGAGTCAATAAATACTTAAAAAGAATAAATTATAATGATACCCATGAAGTACTAAAATTCGATGGAATTGAAATGCAGATAATGGGTGTCCCACATTAAAAACCAAATATTATGAGTGATTTTTTAGAAAATTTAAAGAAAGCAGCAGATACTGGAGAATTCAACTCCGAAGCAGCAAAAAAAATACTTGAAGTTCATGATTTGGCTGATGCCAAACTTAAAGGCAAGGATGTCGAAGAAGAACTTGAAAACATTAAAAGTAGTCTTGAGGAACGTGCTGCCAGCATTTCAGTTGAACCAGTTTCGGAAGAAAAAGTAGCTGAAGCCTCTACTGAGTATGCGAAGAAAATGGCACAATTTAAGAAATTGGATGCTGTTAATGTACAATTGGCAACACTGATTGAAATCGAAGACATGGTTAAATTAAGTATTGAGGATATGTTTTCGTTTACCGAAGAACTTGAAAATAAATTTGAGAAAGAATTTGAAGCAGAAGACCCAATGTTTGGGGACCTGTTTCAGAAAATCGAAAGTATTAAATCGAAATATAATTCTATTATTAATTAAAAACAAATAAAAAAATGGCAAAAATTGAAAAAGCGTCTGAGGACGTAGTAAATCTCTTTGACGGAATCAGAGATAAAACAAGTATTCCACACTGGATTCAGTTTGAAGTTCTTAGCAATACTAAACAAAAAGAACTTTATAGAATCGTAAAAACAAATGATATTGTAGAAGTTCTTACTGAAGGCGTGAACTTTGCAGTAGTCTTTAATGAAGAAATTCTTGATGAATTACCTACTGATATGCAAGAAATGGCAATTATGGAATGTCTTGCTGGTGTTAGTATAAGTGAGAGTGATACAGTTTCTCTGGAAAAACCAAATTTCAACACACATACTGGCGTATTGCAGAAGTACGGTCATGAGTCAATTATTACTTTACATGAATCTATTAAAAGTCTTTTCGATGTCAAAAAACAAAGAGAAGATGAAGAAAAAGCAATAAAAGGTAAGCGAAGAAAAAAAACAAGTTAATAAAAACAGTTTAAATAAATTCAGATGAGTCCTGACAAACATTTTGTCGGGATTTTTTTGTTTATAAGTATTTATAGGAAATCGATAATAATGAATTCATATAATATCACGTTTCCATTTAAAGATGATAATGAAACTAATAGTTTTATTCAGATGAATCAAGTAACTAAGGATTCGTATAGTTCCAACCTATTATTGCTTTTATTGACACAAAAAGGTGAAAGATATTATGAAAGTGATTATGGTACGGATTTACTAAAATATATTTTTGAACCCGATGATGAATTGACGGCAACTCAGGTTGAGGAAGAGATTCGAAATACGGTTTCACTATATATTCCCGAAGTGAAAATAACATCAGTAGCATTTAATTGGAATAATGACGAAGAAGGAGAAGTAATTAGTGAAAATCAATTAAATGTTAATATTCAATTCGTATATACTGAAGGTTCATTAACAGAACAAGGTAATATTGATTTAAATTTTTAAAACATAGAAAATGGCAACACAAACGACAACAAATGTAATTCAATACGGAAGTAGAACTTTTGGAGAAATAAGACAAGACTTAATCTCCATTATTCGTCAAGCGTATCCCGAAGTCCTTAGTGATTTCACAGATTCAAGTGTTGGTGCAATGCTTATCGATTTAAATGCTGGTGTGACTAATAATCTTAGTGTTAATACAGATAGGGCATTTCAGGAAACTCAACTGGAATATGCTCAACAAAGAGCAAGTATTCTGAACATCGCCAAGAATATGGGATTCAATATTCCAGCACGTAGACCAAGTGTTACTGTTGTTGACTTTAGTGTTGTTGTTCCCGTACTCGGTAATGCTCCTGATGCCAATTATTATCCTGTTTTGGGAAGCGGTGCACAAGTACTTGGCGGGGGTAAAGTATTTGAAACACAATCGATTATTGATTGGAGTACTACACTTAGTAGTCTTGGTGATCCTAACCGTAGTATTATACCGAATCTTGACACAAATGGTATTCCAGTTACTTACACTATCACAAAGAGAGAAGTTGTTATTAATGGTGGGACAAGTATTTTTAAAAAGATCATTAATACCACAGATATTATTCCGTTTTATTCATTTACATTACCAGACCCAGATGTTATTGAAATCGAAAGTATAATACTTTTAGAAGGTACAAATATCAGCACAACACCTACCACTGGTGAGTTCAATGATATTAATAATAAATATTTTGAAGTAGATTATCTGGGTCAACAACGTGTTTTTATTGAAGATGGGTTGGCTTCAAGCGCAAATACCACAACAAGTAATATAAAAGCAGCGATATGGATTGATGTTACGAAAAAATTCATAAAAGAATTCACACCCAAGGGTTATTGTAAATTAACTTTTGGTTCTGGTGATAGCGATGTAAATGCATTTCAAGACGGTTTGTTAAAAGAAGGTGTTAGTAATCGTTCTTTTCTTGAAAATTTTCTAAATAATACGGCTCTTGGTGAAAAATTAAAGTCGAATTATACCTTGTTTGTTAAATATAGAACTGGTGGTGGGGTTGCTTCTAATATTGGTTCTGATGTTCTGACACAACTCGGTTCATATAATTTAAGGGTCATTGGTTCTCGTCAAGACCTGAATCAACAGGTTCAGAGAAGTCTAATAACAACAAATCCAATTCCAGCAATTGGTGGTAATGATGGATTGAGTACTGAACAAATTAGACAATTGATTAAATATAATTTCAGTGCTCAACAAAGAGATGTAACACTTACTGATTATCTATTACAGATATACAAGATGCCCGGGGAGTTTGGTTCACCATTTCGTGCAAATGCATTCAAAATAAATAATAAAGTGGTAATTCCAATTCTGGGAATCAGTGCTGATGGTAAGTTAAATAATACCAGTAATTCACTGTTGCAAACAAATATTACCGAATACCTGACACAATATAGAATGGTTAATGATTATATTGAAATTAAAGATGGTAAGATTTTTAATCTAGCATTTGAAATAGATATATATGTTGAAAACACCTCAAATAATCAGATTGCAAATAGTGTTATTTCATTGGTTACTGACTCACTTGATATTAATGATCATGAAATGAATCAAGATGTTTTTCTTGGTAGACTTCAGAAAGAGATTTTGAGTGCAAATGGTGTAATAAATATTATTGGTATTAAAGTGTTTAATAAAGTTGGTGGTCAGTATTCAAGTAATACCATCATACAACCAATATCAAATACCAGTACTGGTGAAATAAGTATAGAGAATAACACTATTTATTCATCACAGGATTCGATGTTTGAAATCCGTTACCCTGAGAAAGATATTAAAGTGTTATTGAGAAAGAGTGTTACTTAATGGAAATATTGAAAAAAACTATATTACAAGCGGTAACTACGGAAGAAATATCATGTACTGGTACTACTGGTACATGTCATATAATAATTCCTGATACTGGTGTAACGTATTATCTTAAAATCGGATTAAAACAACTTGCTCATGATTTTGGTTTTTTTGATGCATATAGTGAACCACCAGAACCAGTACCACCAGTACCACCAGAAGAAACGTTTTATCTGGTGGATAGTGCTGGGAATATATTTTATGACCCAGATGATGACAAAAATTTTATATATGAATAATTATGGCAAATAAAAAACTTTTTGAAGACTTGATGTTAGGAACACCTGAAGATGATGACAAAATTGCATATGGTAAGGTTGGAAGTGCTTATAAAAATATCACCTATGGTGATTTAAAAGACTTAATAATAGCAGCAATACCACCAAATCCTGTATCAGTATTGTTGACAAAAGTTTTTGAAATCGGAACATGGAATATGAATGATAGTGCTGGTGGTGTTGATTATAAAATGGTCAGTGTTCCAGATTCAATATTAATTCAACCAGCACTTATAAGAAAAATTAATGTTATTATAAAAAGAGATGGTGTTGAAGCATATAGTGATTTTCTTTCGGTTCAAAATGGTACGGCTAAAACCGTTCCATTAATACAAATTGGAAGACTTACTATGACCACTTTCATCACATTAACGAGAAATGATGGTAGTTTTTATGATGCCACTGAATATGGTAATGGAAGCACCAACCGTGGATGGATAACTATTGATTATATCAATCCAATTAGTTAATAAAATATGAAATTGGAATATTGGATAAAGTAATGATATAATGATAACAGGTATAACAGATAATAGTAGATTACAGGAATTGCGTAAGTACGTAATTACACCTGTATTTGCTGATCAGTATGTTAGTGGTGGTAATTGGACAACAGATGGTGTTGATTACCCCAATTCAGATTCTGGAGTCAGTGTTACTTATTATATTGGTGGAATTCAATATGTTGATAATTTAACAGGTACTACTTCTGGGACAACATTTAATTACACGGCAAACAACACTGAAAATTTTATTGACGAATCATACATAAAAAACCAAAATAAAGAAAAAATAATAAGCAACCCTAAAATTAATGACGATGTATTTATAACCAGAGGTGAATTATCAGCATTTAATAAAAATTATAGATTGGAATTCATTAGTAATCTAGTTGACTTAACCACATATGCTGGTGGAAGATATTTTAATATAATAAATAACACATAAGATGGCAAATGGTATTTTTGGTATAACAAGACCCGCAGATGTAAGCGTTGATGATATCGATGTTTATTATAATTATACACCTAACAGGGAAACGCTTAATAACAATATTTATAAATTAAACTCTTCTGAGATATTATCGGAAAATGAATTACCTGAAGAAGAACAAATTGTTGGTGATGAGAATCTTTTAGAAGGTCTCTATAATCTAAGACTACCAGCAACCGTTTTTGGACAATTAGGTATCTATACAATTTATCTCAAACCGAAAAAAGTTAATACAACCATTGTTGATTGCAGTGTATTGTCATCGTTACCAAGTGTTAAGGGAATCGTTCTCGATGCTAATCAATTACCTGAAGGTCTGAGAGCAAATAATGCATTACAAGGTTATCGTATCGAATACATTGATTCTGCAACTAATAATAAAATAAGAAACGTTGTTCGTTATGTTGTGACAGCAAATAAAGTTGTTCCAGTTAGCGAAAATGTTGGAAATACGAGTCAGAAAGCAATTAGATACAGATTTGATGATACAGGTACATTGCATTTCGTACAACTAACTCCAAGTAGTTCAAGTGACGTGAAACCAAACGCATCTCCGTTTATCGGTAATCCTGACCAGATGATTTTGATTTCAAATACTTTCTTTTCGCCACTTGTGATTGAAGTCGATATGGTTCAGAACACCATTGATACACTCAGTAATTATGTGGCTGGTGAACAAATTAAAGACGTAGATAATGGTATTCTAACGTATTACGACCAAAATAGAGTAATCACAAGACAATTCAATATCTACGAAATCAAGGACGATGTTAACGATGTTCCACTATATGAAGTTAAGGAAAAAAGAACAAATATTGATGAAACACAGGATTTCAATGATGTTATTGATGATGTTCAATAAGATATTTAAATAAAAATCAAAAAATCCCAATCCGTGAATTGGGATTTTTCTTTTTATTGTATTTATAGTAAATCATAAGGTGTGGCAAAGGTAAAAGTTGTAAAAACAAGTCTTAATGCGAATTTAAATGGGGAATATTTTAACGATACGCCTTCCAATACAATATTTTCTTTCGGTAAGTTTTTTGTTACGACAAACTTTGATAACAAAACAACAATTAATTACACGAATTCCCTAAGTTCTTTTGTTCGTTCCGTTACATTGGAAACTATGGGTGTTTCAGAAACTCAGTCTGAGATTATTCAAACGTATACAACAAATGCAGTACTTAATCTCGATAAATCTAATTTAAACACTTTTGTTAGGTATGGTTCGGCATACGAGTTTCTTAGAGTGTCGATTCAGAACATCATTCTTGCGTACCCGGGCTCGTTATTCTGTAATTCACAAATAATCGCTGGTGGTAATCCGACATATGTGGAACTCAGTTATGACGTGGTTTCAAACATATCTACTTTCTATGTTCCAACAGGTGCAACCGTTAATACTTTTGGTCTGGTTTTCAATAATGGTAATACAAGTATGCCTGATGATGTCGAATTGAAAAACCTCAATGAATCATATGATAAGTACGTGATTTGGTCAAATCTTGAACCTAATATCTTATTTAAAATAGTCGGTTATACTGGAAATACAATAAATAGTGCTGCATTATATACTGGAGCTACTGGAAATACGTTTAATATTAAAGATTATTTAAAACTACAGGTTGAGGGTAATCCATTTGCATTAATGGGAACAGGAACAAGTGCCAATCTTGATTATCATATCAGACCAAATAACGTTACTTTTGAAGAGTTTAGGGCATTACTTAATAGTTATGAAAAAAATATTGTCTCACAAAGAGTGAGTACTGATGGTTTTAGTTTTACCCTAAAAGATCCAACCCTACTTGAAGACGGTAAAATTATATATAGTGATTCACAGATGCTCTGGGCAACTGGTGATAAATACAATATCGATATTAATACATCGACTTATCAAAAATTTTTGAAAATCGTACTGACAATTGGTGCTAAATATGATAAAATAAAAACGGATTTAATTGCGAGATTCCTGACCCCAACCTCACTTAAAACATATGACTTTACTGAAGAAGGTAAAATATCTAAACTTTTAAGGGTGTATGGGAGAGAATTTGATCAAATCAGACAATTTATTGATTCCTTAGTTAATATTAATAAGGTGACATATGATAAATTAAATAACATACCAGATCAATTGATTAAAAATATGGCAAATACCTTTGGGTGGGACTATTTTTCATTGGTGAATGAAAAAGAACTGGTTAAAGGGTTTCTAACTGTTGATGATATTGAGAGAGATTTAAATGAAGACATATTACCAGCAGAAATCGATGTGGAACTCTGGAGAAGAATCATAAATAATACCAGTTATTTTTGGAAATCTAAAGGTACTCGTCAGGCGATAAAATCAATGTTTTTATTAATTGGGATTCCCGAACCATTCATCAATATCACGGAATATGTATATACTGTTGATGGTAAGATTGACCCAAATACCGTAACACTAACTCAAGCCGATTTTCCAAGTAATTCACTACCATATGATAATAGTGGATATCCTGTTGCACCATTGGAAACCAATGATTTCTATTTTCAACTCAGTGGTAATAGTGATAGTGGTCAAGCATATCTTGATGTATTCCGCTCGGCAGGATTTAGTTTTAAACAAATACCTGATAATAAAAAATCTTGGATTCAAACAGGTAGCACAACAAGGGTTCATAACAGTACCCCACAATATTATCAGGAAGACAGTAAACTCGTAATCAATACTAAAGAAGTTGATATTGCACTTGATACTGCACGTGGTATCGAATATGATGTATATGAGTATATCCAAAAAGATTTCGCTGTGAATTCAAGTGGTTATACATTACCATATTCTTACGTGAATATATCGAACATACCACAAGAAGATAGCAATAAATTTACATTACCATTCACATATAATCATCAAGGTGATTTTGAGGTAAGATACAACGGTATTTTACTAAATGCACCAAGTACAGGTAATACAACTGGAACAACATCAGGAATTACATACCAAGCAGATTATGAGGTAAGTGGTAATTCATTTACTATATATGAACTTAGTGGTGGAACACGTGCCAGTGATGTGATTCAAGCAACATTTATTAATTCTGGTGGAACTGCTGTTACTGGAATCACAGTTAATTATATCGTAACACGTGTTAACGCAGAACTAAGTGGAACATATGTTCCCTTACCAAGTTACCCACGTGGTGATGTTCAGTTGACTATTAATGGAATAGCACTTACTAAAGGCACATCTCAATTTGTTGCAGATTATATACTTGACCCAGCAAACTCAACTGGTGGAACAAATCAAATAATTATTCAGAACCCCGATGTTATTGCATATCTGAACCAGAACCCCGATGTACAGATTTCATATGTTGATGTACAGGGAAGTAACGATATTAATTTAAGAAGTGAAGTTATCAGGGTTG